GCAAGAGCGCACCATTCAGCAAAAAAACGCTGAGCGTCTTGCCGGTTTCAACGAACGATCTGCTGCCGTACGTCAGGCAAATCCTGATTTCGATGCGGTGCTGCAATCTGCCGCCATTGGAGTTAGTAATGCCGTGATGGAGACGATTTTGGAATCCGATGATGGCCCTGCTGTGGCGTACCATCTGGCCAAGAATCCGACAGAACTGTACCGCCTGAACGCAATGAGCGAGCGTCAACAAGTGCTGGAACTGGGCCGCATTTCTGCCCGTTTGAGCGCAAAGGTTCCGGAGCGGAAAGTGACGCAAGCGCCACCACCTGCCCCGGCTGTGAAAGCGACTGGCAGCGGCTCCAAGTCCGTGTCTGACATGACCGACAAAGAATATGCGGATTTCCGCAAGCGCCAGGATGCACAGCGTAAACGTCGATAATTTAACGAGGTGACACCATGGCTAACGCCTTCAATATTCCCGACCTGCTGGCCCGCGAGTCCCTGCGGGTTGCGCACGAAAAGGCCAGCTTCATCGGCACCGTTGACCGTCAGTATGATGAGTCGTTCAAGGCTAAGGGCGGCTGGAAACCGGGAGACCAACTCCGCGTTGCCAACCCGAACCAGTACACCCGGACGCAGGGCAGCCGCGTCATGGATGTCCAGGACCAGACCGAATCCAGCCAGACCATCACGCTGGCGACTCAGGATCATGTGGATATGCGCTTCAACAGCGCTGAACTGGCCCTGATCACCCCGGATTCCATCGGTGATTTCTCTGACCGCTACATCACTCCGGCGGTGTCGGCGCTGATTTCTGGCATCGAGGGAGATTTCATTTCCTACGCCACCAAGCGCGTTTTCAACAGCGTCGGCACTCCCGGCACGCCTCCGACTGACCTGACCGCCGTCGGTGCGGCTCGCGCCAAGCTGAATCAGGGTCTGGCACCGAAGGATGGCAATCGCTTCGTGATGATGGACAGCTTGACGATGGGCGGCATGGTAAACGGACTCAAGGGCCTGTTTCAGGACTCCGCTCAGATCAGGGAGCAGTACCGCGAGGGCATGATTGGCCGCACGTCCGGGGCTGATTACTACGAAAATGAGCGCATGTATGCCCACACCAACAGCTCCGACGTGACCGGCGCGACCGATGCCGCTGCGCTGGTGACTGATGGCGGCTCCACGGTTGACATGCATACGCTGATTGCATCCCCGGCTGTTGGCTCGGTGTTTACGATTGCTGGCGTTTACGCTTGCCATCCCGAGACCAAGCAGGCGTACAGCCACCTACAGCAATTCACCATCCTGACGACCAGCGCGTCCAGCACGATCACGGTATCCCCGACGATCTACCTGACCGGCCCGCGCCAGAATGTGTGTAGCTCTGCCGGAGCGCAGTTGGCGACGACAGACTTCAACGCCAAGACGGTGACTTTTGTCGGCAGCGCTTCGACGACCTACCTGCAAAACCTCATGTATCACAAGGAGGCTTTCCAGTTCGTCACCGCCGACCTGCCGTTGATGGGCGGTGCTCACAACTGCGCGCGACGCGTCATGGATGGCCTGAGCCTGCGGGTGTGGTTCGATGGCGATATCCGCAACGACGAGTTGCTGTGCCGTATCGACATCCTGTACGGTTTCGCGGCTCTGCGTCCCGAGTGGGCCTGCCGTATCACCAACTGATGCAACGGGCCGGGAAACCGGCTCAAACCCTAATTGATTGAGAGGTGACATCATGGCTAATACTGGCCTGCAAAATACACAAGAGCCGTGGTCTGTCAGCACCAACGGTCCAGAAGGCTGCCTTATCGGCAAGTCGAGCACGGAAAAGGTCGGATTCTACGGCAAAGATCCGGTGGCGCGTCCGTCGTCTGCTGGCGACACCACCGGATTTACTGCGGGTTCTGGTACCGCGAGCAAGTCCGATTCCGTCTGGGCTGGCGCGTCCGGATCGACGACCTACACCGTCGGCGATATTGTGACCATCTTGAAGTCCATCGGCATTCTGGCCGCCTGACGATTCACTGCCAAGGACGGCATTATTTCGAGGATGAATCATGGTAAGAATGAGCCATCCGCAACACGGTTTTGCAATGGTATCCGGACTGGAAAGACCGGCATTTGACGCTGCGGGATGGACCGTCGAAGACGCTGATCCCGTACAAGTTCAGGCAGAACCAGAGCCAGAACCCGCAAAGCCACGCAGACGCCGGGTGAAAAATGACGACAGCCTATGACGTTGTTCGTGGTGCGCTCCGGCTGATTGGTGTTGTCACGCCGATCGAGCCGCCGTCGGCAGAAGAAGCCACTGACGGCCTGTCAGCGATGAATCAAATGCTGGCATCCTGGGCAGCATCTCGCTATACATCCGCATCTGTCCCGCAAACGTCGTTCTCCCTTACTTCTGGCGTTTCCAGCTACACTATCGGCGCAGGCGGTGCGATCAATGCCACGCGACCGACGACCATCTATCAGGCGCACATCACCCAAGGCGGGCTTGATTATCCGTTGCGGGTCGTGGCGCTCGGAGAATATGAGGCCATCCCGGACAAAACGACGACCGGGGCAATCCCTGAGATTATGGCCATTCGCTCAGGTTATCCGCTGTCTACACTGCATCTGTACCCGGCTCCCGGCTCAGGTTGCACGCTGGTGATTGACAAGGTCGCGCCTCCGTCTGATTTGGCGCTGTACGACACGATGCCATATCCGCCAGAGTTCATCCGCGCCATCCGCTACAACCTAGCTATCGAATTAGCTCCGGAGTATGGCGTATCTGTCGCTGCCGAGATTGCAAAAACAGCATCGGATGCTCTGGATATTGTTCGTCGCGTCAACCTGCAAATCCCTGCCGCCGTGCTTGATCCGCTGCTGATGAGGCGTCGTGGATATTCCGACATCAACGCCATTCGGTCGGGATCAGCATGAAAACCCCGCTGCTGGGTGGCTACAGCAAACGGCGCTCCGTCAATCAGGATGCCCAGCGCACGGTCAATCTGTACCTGGAGACTGACACGGCAGAGCCTGAATCCGGGTCTGCGCTGTACATGGTTCCGGGGAAAACAGAATTCGCCGCAATCGGCAATGGGCCGATCCGCGCGATGATCAGCCATAATCACCTGGTCATCGCCATTTCCGGAAACGAGGTTTACCGCATCAACGAGACTGGCGCAGGCACTCGCATCGGCACGATTACGCTCGACGGCACAAAACGCGTGGCGCTGTCGGCAAACCGGAATCACGTCATTGCCGTCACCGGAGCCAACGCCTACATCATCACAGGCAGCAGCGTAACTGCGGTGACAGACACCGATTTTGCTGGCAGCTATCTCGTTGACTATCTGGACGGCTATTTCGTCTTTGCCATTCCCGACTCCCAACAGTTTTACATATCGGCAATCAATGATGGATCGTCGTTTGACGCGCTGGATTTTGCTCAGGCCGAGTCGAACCTTGACGATATTGTTGGCCTCGTTGTCGATCATCGGGAATTGTGGCTGTTTGGATCGCAATCAATCGAAATCTGGTACAACTCCGGCGCTACTGATTTCCCGTTGGCACGGCGTGATGGCGCAGTGCTTGAGGTCGGATGCGCAGCGCCGCAATCTATTGCAAAGGCTGACAACACGATTTTTTGGCTAGGCCGCAATGCGCACGGCCAGGGCCTTGTTTACCGAGCCGATCAGTACAATCCGCAGATCATCAGCAATCGCGGCATCGAGTACGAAATCGGACAGATGCCTGACATCGACAAGGCAACGGCGTTTGCTTACCAACAGTCAGGGCACACGTTTTACGCGCTGTCGTTCCCTGAATCCCTGAAAACCTACGTTTATGACGCATCAATTCAAGACCCGGAATTGGCATGGCACGTCCGCGAGACCTACGATCAAGGACGAGACCGCGCAAACTGTCATGTATTCGCGTTCGGAAAGCACCTGGTAGGCGACTATGCGTCAAATCAGGTTTGGGAACTGTCCGACACCACCTACACCGATGGTGGCCTGCCGATATGCTGGGAGCGGACAACGCCTCGCATCGTGCAGGATTACAAGCGCGTCATGTTCCATTCGCTAACAGTCAACATGGAGCGCGGCGTTGGTCTGG